CAGAAACTAACCTAAATAGATGTGGTAGATTAACATTATTACCAGTTTCATTAAAAGTACCGAGGGCCGCAGCCATTGTGTACCCAGTACTTATCTCACCAATCAAACTTATGCTATTCAAAGTTATAGTACCAGAGGAACCAGCAGTGACTATCCCATGGTTTATTTCATCAGTAGCGGCAGTTATAATTGTTGAATTGGTAGTATCTGTTTTAGCACCTGTTTCAGAAGTCCCAAAAGTAATCGTTACAGAACTATCAGCCCCATTATCTCTTAATGTTATTACTGTACTTCCATTAAGAGTATTGGCATCTGAACTTGCACTCAATTGTTTTGCGGTGAATGTAGTCCTCGGGTAAATTTGTGTATTTGCTTCCGTAGCATTCAATATTAACTGCCCCCCAATAGAAGCATATCTGGTTAAGGCACTATTTTGTGACGAAGCATTAGCAGAAACAAAAAGAAATTGGCCTGCAGTACTAACTAAAGTAGCAGAAGCAACCCAAAATGTTAGGGTTTGCGTGCCAGTTCCAGTAGTACTTTTCAAACAATAAACATCTCCAGAACTTATTGAATCTGTGTTAGTAGTGTCTTCTTTTACACCTGTCTCTACATTTCCATAAGTAACAATAAGATTTCCATCAATCCCCGTCTTTGAACTGACAAAAACTGTATTAGTAGTCCTCGCATTAGCAGTAACATAAACATATAAATTACTGGCAGTAAAAACACCTCCAATTTTATGATTGATATCATATTCATTTATATCAGTAGCTAAACCACCACCTAAAGGATGGTAGCGTACAGTAGAAGCACTTGTTAAAGCAGTAGAAACACCCGTAGCTGCTAATACAGTAACAGTATCAGCATCAGGAGTAAATTCTACTTTCATAATTTGGAATGTAATAGAATTTGAACCTGATTCAGTTGGAACTACAATTTTATAGGTTGCTTCATCAGTAGCAGCAAAACTAACACTGCTGGAAGTATATTCAAAAATACCTGTAGTATCCCCTGCTATGCTTATAACTATAGCCGTATCAGCCCTACTTTTCCTTAAAGTAAAAGTAGTTGTATTAGAAGCAGAACTCGCAGAGACATAAACATATAAATTATTAAAACTACCAGCTTTTCTAATTGGTATTTCAAGATTAGCTTCTGTAGTATTCGCTACCGTTTCACCCTGTAGAGAGACATAGGTAGTGGTGTTATCCGAAATAATTAATAAACGTGAATTTACAAATAACGATTTAGCCATTTATACGTCCACTCCCACTTCCACGAATATAATTGTACCTGGTATAACCGAACTAAATTCAGTTGGTCTCCCCGTGACAAAATATACACTAGTGGGTACTAACAACTTATAAGTTTTAATTTGATTAGAAGCCACCCCTGTCAACACGAACACACCCAACCCACCAAATATGGATTTACCCATATTAAAAATTATGGTATTACCAGTTAATGTGAATGTGCCCAATCCAGAAATCAATTTGTATAGTCTTGTTAGTTTAGCGTTATTACCGATTAGTTGGAATGATCCCAATTGAGTAATAAGTAATCTACGACCCGCCAATGAGGCAGTGGGATTACCAGTTAAAGTGAATGTACCAGTAGTTGCAACTACAGTGTAACCAGCGATACCCATTGTGCCTATCCAAGTTACCCATGCCGCTCCATCACCAGTATTTACTAATTTGTAATTTATTTCATCAGTCCCCCCCGCAATATCCGATACATTAGAAGTATCAGTCTTCAATCCAGTTTCACCTGCAGCAAAAACTACCTGAACGGGACTATCTGTGCCATTATCACGTACCATTACTGTGAAAGTTCCTGTACCATTTGAGTTGGTCGTTACATAAACCCCTAGTTCTTTAACGGCTAGAGTAAATCTAGGATATACCTGAGTATTGGCCTCGGGAGAAGTTATGGGTATTAATCTACCACTAATTCCCGAGTAGTTGGTAGACGCAGCTCCTAGATTTTGGGATACTTGGTAAGCAGACAACATTACAAAATGACCGTTGGTGTTTATAAAGGTCACTGCCATTATTGTGTGAGTAATAGTTCCCGAGCCAGTACCAGTAACCACTTCAAATTGGTAATCATCACCAGCTATCAATGAATCCGTATTTGTTGTATCTTCCTTTATACCAGTTTCTGTACTGCCATAAGTTACAGACTGTGTTCCATTAGATCCATTCTTCTCCGTTCTAAAGGTAGTATCAGTAGTACGTCCATTTGCAGACACTCTAACAAATAAATTTCTAGATGTGAATGCTTGTCTTATTCTATATTTACTAAGGGCACTGTTAGTGTCTACAATAGAACATGAACCACTAAGATGACTATAACTAATTTGGGATGCTATAGAACTACCTACAGCTCCTGCCGTTCCCATTATGCTAAGGCAATTCCCTGTAGCAGTTGTAGCAAATTCTATAGAGGTAGTTTTTATCGTTACTGCTGCAGCCACAGTTTCATTGGGGACATTAAACTCGTAGACAACTTCATCTGTATTAGTACAGCTAGCTGTATTGGTAGTGTCTTCAAATACACCAGTAGCACCAGACGCTATGGTTACCAGTATGGCAGTATTAGCCCCATTTTTTCTTAATTTAACAGTACTACTTACTGTGGTGGTATCATTAGCTGATACATACACAAAAAAGTTAGAAAATACTCCGGCCTCTCTAACAGGAAATTCAGCCGACTGTTCTTGTGAATCTACTACTATTTGTCCTTTTATGGAGAAGTAGAGAGTAGAATTATCGTTTAATGTGACTATCCCATAGTTGGGAAATAACGACTTAGACATTAAGTGATGTTAACCTTACCATTACCAAAATTAGTATCACAGTGATTTCTGATAGCATTCTTGTTGGCATTATTTAATGTTGCACCGGACATATTTACAACAAGTACACGATTCTCATCAAAGGACCACTGATAACGAACACCCTTCTTATACTTAGCCGTAGGTACATTATCATCATCAGTTACCATTTCTGACAGACCCAGTGTTGCATTAGAAAGCAGGTAGCCCTCTAGCTTATTTTTTCGTTTTTGCTCGCTATCGGGATTTTCATATATTACTCCATACAAATCTTCATCTGGCACACCTTGATGCGCTAAGCACTTGTTTATTACTCTACTAAACCTTACCCCATAATTGGGATCTAGGTCATCTGCAGTTTTTTGCACATCATCGGGATCCCTGAGAGGTGCATTGGGATTGGGATTATGTGTCTGTTCGAGCACACACTTACAAGTGTCAGGCCTCCAAGACATTGTTGAGACAGCCATACTTACTCCTTTTATTCTATGTTAAGCTATAGTTAGTACACCAGCGGAAGCATCAAAGTCTATGGTTAGTGTTTCACCGTCAAGCAAAGTAATGCTTGAACCATAATCATAGAACGAAATTAGGTCCTTGTTAGTAGCGGTGTTGTTGAATAGAACTACATACCTAAATTGTCCTATTGAGCCGCCTGCAGCAGTGATTACTTTATCAGCAATCGTTAACTTATAAGTACCTGCAGTCTGCGCTGATGAAGTAGCTATACCACATGTTACACCACCTGCAGTATACCCAAAACCAGTAGACAAATCAGCAGGTAGATCTATTTCAACAAGATCTAGTGCTGCATCTGGTGCGGTATTCATCAATTGAACAAAGAAAGTGTCCGCACCTAGATCATGTTTCTTTTCAGCTAATGCCTCTACAAATCCCTGAAATTTGTTGAACGTTGCCATCTAGAATCTCCTATTCTTCGGGGTTGCCCATTTTATCAACGGGTAGTTTCTTAATTACATATAGATCATAAATAGTTTTGAATACAATGTAGATTACTGCGATAACAGCTATTAACCACATAGCCGTTGTGGTAATTAGACCATCAGGACAAACATAACCCAAATACACTTCAGCCGATATTGTTGATAATGCAACAATAAAACGAGTCTTACCTCGTAGTGAGAAAACAGAAAATAAAAATTGGAATAATTTTATCACATCTGCCCCACAGTAATCTTCATATCAATCACTTTCTCTATTTCCTTAGCTATCTTCTGTATTGTAAAAGCATCAAGTTTAACCACTGGTTTATCATCAGGAGCTTTACTTGGGCCTAACTTGTCATCAGTGGGCTCTTCAGGCTTACTAGCCTCAGCTAGATGCTGACCCAAAGTAATTGTGTATAATGATTTATCTATCTTCCCTTTAGGAACACTTCTCATATCAGCCACCGACTCCTGCAGAACACCAACTGGTAAAGCTTCCTTTACCATACCCATAGCTGTAACTATCTTGGTATCATCAGAAGTTTTAGCCCCTAAGCTCTTAAGTTTCCAATAGTTAATGCCCAACGAAGGGAGAATTGTTCTATTAAATATGTAGTCAAATCCCTTCCTCTCAGGATCAAATACTTGCTCTTCCGTAACCCTAGCTGACTCTAAGGCTGTGGCTCTAGTATAATCCGTACTATCACCAGTATATATAGGTGGCAATCTAAAGGCAGACCTTATAACTGAGCGGTTGTTCTTATTATACTCCATAAACGTAGCGTCTTTTTCGATGAACTGAGTAAGTGGCTTGACTTCAATTCTTACTGGGGTGGTTCTTTCACCAGTTACATCCCCAGCAGTGGATGGTAAGGCTTCTAACACTAATGCTTTATGGAAGTTCTCTACTCCTTTAAGTTCATCGTTGAATACATTCTTTAAGCCTTCCATAGCCTCTTCTGTTAGAGCCCCACCTGATACAGTTATTATCAATGGGGGTATAGTTTTGTTATCAAAAAATAAGTAGTTAACTTCATCCGACTTTCTAGAACCCATTACTTTCAACAGTACTCCAATCCAACGTGGTAGCCCATATCGCGAATGTGGGGCAAATATCTTAAAACAAATGACCTCACTGGCGTTTTTTCCCTTACCTCTATCCTTTCCGTCTTCAGAACCAATTTCCCTAGGATCTCCAAATTCCTTAAACCATATTATCTTGTTGTCCTCGGTATTTTGCACGAATCTACCAAATTTACGTTTTCTGATAACATCCTTCAGTACTTTACCAATTCTTATTTTTTGGGTATATTCCGTAAAATCTTTGTCTACTTCTACTAGTCTCATAGAATGAGCTGGCAATAAATGCAATTCAGCTATAGTTGTCCTATCCATAGTACGAACCACTTCCCAATATGCCATACCACAGGACTCTAGGTCTTCTCGGGTTTCCATCCGGAGCATAGTCAAATTCTGTCGGTCATTTATAAACCCGAGGAATTGTTCTAGTAGTTCTTTTTCTTTTACTGCCTCAGCTGGTAGTTCTGTCTCTGTGTCTTCGGGATCATCAGTTCTTTTAAGCTCATACCCAAATCCATCTACATTAACAGACATAGCTTGGACACATTGAACTAGTATGTCAGAAGCTTCACGGAGTTTACATAGCTGGTAGAGATCATAGGTGGGTTTGATCACCTTTCGGTCATCTTTCTTTTGGGAGTATAAATCCTTAAATGGATCAACTCCAAGCTTAGTGTCTGGGTCACTATCCGCTTTCAACACCTTAGATCCGAATGAATGTAGTGTTACTAAATTACTGGGTGGCTTCTTGTAGTCTTCCGCTTTTTGCTCTCTTGACATCCTTTACCCTTTCAACCTTACCACCTCGTTTAGCAAGGTTCTTTCTTATGCGATCTATGCCATAACTGCATATCCACGTGGCCATAACAATGTCATCGTGTTTTTCTCTACCCAAAGCATGAAATTCATTGATGATTAAGTTGGTTATCTTCTTGTCATCAGCAGTTTTGTATGGTAGTCTAAATTTTCTATTTTCAAACTTGACTGACATAGAAGGAACACCCGTGTATAAATCTTGTTTCCTTCTATCAGTAATATGCTTAACAAGTTTAATACCATCTTCATTTATAAGGTTATTAGCATGAATGCCACCAAATGAATTAGCTTCCCAAAACATACAATAAGGCATGAACCTATAATACTCGTCTCGAGCAGTACTTTGAACTTTAGCAGGTGAAAGTCCTCTTTCCCTAAAAAATCCTAAAAATACTTCTGTGCCGTCATAAGTTACGCCAATTGTTATATATACAGTGAAATCTGAGTCTTTCTTCTCAGCCTTCTTTTTGTCGTCTACTAAGGAGGGGTCTGCTCCTTGAGCAATAAACATGTAATCACTTCGAAGTCCCTTAATGTTATGATCTCCGTATATGTAAGAAATATTCTCATCCCGACATTGTTCTAGGTCTTTAATCTTAAACAGGGCATCTTCATCGGATAGTGTTATGTTTTGATACTCACGGTTAAATACTACACTGCCTAGGGAATACCTAAGAACTAGTAATTTATCCATTGGCCATCTATCGTTCCAAAGCACTTCACCCATATCTGAGGGGTCTATTACGGCTTTAACCCGTACTTCTACCTCATTACCCATACCATCCTCCATTACCTCAGGTACATCTAGTTCTTCTATCTTCCACTTCTCGGGTTCCCTTATGATGGCCTTTTCATGAATGACTGTCCAAGTCTTGTCTTCTATACATCTTTTATAATAGTCGTCATAGTGCTTGCGAGTACCTATTCCCCAGATTACCCCCCATGGCTCTAGACGAGGTATCAAAGTACCGTCAATGTAGTCTTCCACCTTAGCACGTTGATCCTCCGAGGCGGTATTAAGAACGTCTAAGACGTCATCAAGAATTATAATATCGAATCGTCCACCAGTAATAGCACCAAGTAACCCTACTGCCTCTATTGACGGATCTTTGACGTTCTCTTTACGCTGTACGTATATCTGATGATTACTCCAGGTTTCTTCCGAAGTATAAAAGCGGCCAAAATCGTTAATCAGCTTTTGATTGTTCTCTAACTCGTATTTGATCACCTTTAAGTTCTTTACTGCCAACCCGTCACTTTTAGAACATAAGAGTATGCGAACACTGCGATTTCTAGCTAGTACCCACATAGGTAGACCAAAAGAGAAATCTAATGTCTTGCCATGACCACAAGGGCCTAAGATCAGACCCTTCTTAACACGGAGCATCTTTTCGGCCCATCTCCGTTGGTGGTCTCCTAATTGCAGGTCGAAGTAGTATTTACAGAAGAATTCTACACTGTGGTTAACCAGCTCTAGTCGAGTTTCCTTGTTGCTCATCGCAACTTGGTATAAAGCATCTACTACAGCATCTTGGGACTGGGTATCGAATAAAGTAGTCTTATTCATTTAAGCAACATTAACTTCTTCGTTTGTGAGTCACCATCAATCTTCAACAATAATAAGTAAAGCCCACTGGCATACTTAGTGGCATTCCACTCTACTTGGTAGTAGCCGGGATTATATTCCTTACTAGCCAATGTTTCAACTAACTGCCCTTGTATATTAAATATATTAAGTCTTACATAAGCAGTCCGTGGCACGTAGAAGTTTATTGTGGTAGTTGGGTTGAATGGATTGGGATAAGCCGAGACCGATGGTGTCGGAGATGTGCAAGCGGGGAGTTGCCCTCCCTTGCGAACGTAGGTGTTCAATAGCTTTACATCTTCCGTGT